CATATCGCCAAACGCCGGCCCAGCCAGCGCACAGGCCCCGCACCGCACAAGCGATGCGCCGCAAAAGCCAAGGCACAGCCAAAGCCGCGCGCCGACCAGCCCTCGCCCCGTTCTCTCTCGACACGCCAAAGCGCCCCGGCAGCAGCACGACAGTGCCGCAGCGCAGACGCCGCACCGGCCCGCATGCCCGCCGCCAAAGCGCACGACGACCACGACGGCCGACACGGCCACGCCGCCAACGCCGGACGCCGACCAGACCGAAACAACCGACGCCGAGGCCCGAGACCAACCCTCGAGACCTCGGATAAACGGACGGGACAACCACCAAACCCCGTCACGAAGTCACGAACATAACAACCACCGCGGGGTGGAGCAGCCCGGTAGCTCGTCAGGCTCATAACCTGAAGGTCGTAGGTTCAAATCCTACCCCCGCAACCAGATCTATCAAACAATACAGTCGCTTAAGAGCCTCCCGCACGGGAGGCTTTTTGCGTTCCGCGCACATATCAACACTGTGTCAACAGAACGCTGGCGGCGCGTGTCAACGAATGGCGTCCAGTCTCGATTCATCCGCGCAACACTCTTGCGACTCGGGGCGTGCCGATGTTCCGCGTGCGTGCGCGGGAGCATCTTGGCTAGATGCCGCTGTTCCGGAGGCGGCGGTAGGTCGCCTGCCGATCCGCGTCGATACGCGGTGGCGGATAGGGAAGCGCATTTTCATAACCTTCCGCCACCGCTGCGCCGTCAGCGCGAAAGCGGTTGTAGACCTCCAGAAGCTCTCGCCCGACATGATTTGGCAGAGGCTGTCGCCGCGACCGAAACTTGCTGGCGAACTGTGCGACAGGGCTGCCGCGCCTGACATCGCTGATCATGTGGATGAGAGTCGGAACGTCGGAAGCACCGAAGTTGTTCACAAGCGTCGGGGCGCTGTCATATCGCAGCGGCATGGCCGATGGCTCCCAGGTGGCCTCGCCGAACATGCCGTGGTGCAGCATCCTGACCGGTGGAGTGACATGGACAAGCTTGATCCCCAGCTGGCCATTCTGGGCAAACGCGAACCGTGCCCCGTTGTGCTCGATCAGCTTCTTCGGGTTCATCAGGTTCTTCCGATGGCAGCCTGTGCAGCCGAAGCTTCCGAATTCCCACAGGGGATCAGTTCTCATCTCGTTCGGATCTTCGAGCCGAGGCTGTCGGAGCATGACGATGACGATGCGCGGGTCAGCCATCTGCAGCGGCCCCCTGCAATCTCGAAATCACATCTTCGCACCACTGCGCGGCATCATCCCGTTCGCCTGCATCAGCGATGAACTCCTGCCCTCGAGCAGCCACGTTCAATCCGTCGGCACCCTCCCAGCGATCCGCCCGCGCGTGATAGGTGAGGCCGACCTCGCGAAGCCATTCCGGAACTCGCCAACGGCTGACCGGGCCTCCAGGCGGAGTCAGGCGAAGTTCCTCGTCGGCTGCGCTCGTGACCTGCCCGCGACCAAGATACAAGGTGTTGTTGGGGTTCCATTCTCCGAGCGTGTGTGGGTGACGCATCGCGAACCCGGCAGGCTGATCGCCTTCGGCTGGATGGTCTCCAAGCGCGATCACCTCTTCGACCTTGAGGTACCCGAAGAAGCGGTGGTGTCGATCGCGGCCCTCCGGCTTCGCGAAAAGCCCGAAAAACAGGAAGACATCACCGACACCGACGGCGTTGTTCGATAGATGCGCCTGTGCGGCTCCGGTCTGGCCAAAGGCGCACCGGCCATTCTCGAACATGGGATCATGGTGGCAAAGATCACTGCCGGTTATTCGTCCTCGAGTTGCGGCCTCGACTACCTCCGAGAGGCCAAGGTCTGCGTAGGTGGTGACGGACCGATGCTTGGTCGGGATGGGAAGGCTGATCGGCCTTCCATCTATGAGCGGAGACGGGGCACCGCCCGCTCCGCTGTCGAATCCCTTCCTGCTGAAAATGATCCTCACGCCAATTGGCCGCCGTCCAAGTGCTATCGCATATAGTCTCTTGGAAAAGCGGCCTGTTTGGCAACGCATTCTTCACGGCCTTACGCCGCCGCCGTCGCGATCCCATCCAGCCGCACCGCGACGCTGGTGACGCCGTTTCCGGCGGCCTCGACCGCGACGCCGATGGGGAAACCGGCCCGCCGCCGGAGTGGTCACCTCCTTCGCCATGTTGTCCCAGGCCACGCGCGCGCCGACCGTCAGCACCGCCGCGCTGGCCTTCGGCAGCTGGAACACGCCGGTGGTGGAAAGCTCGACGGGGTCGCCCTCGGCCGAGGAATAGGCGGCGATGCCGAAGATGCTGCCCACGATCAGCGCGTCGCCGGAGGCGATGCCGCCCGCGGGCGTGGTGACCCGGACGATGTGGCCGTTCTGGAGGTAGTTCTTCATCTCAGAGCCCTTTCGAGGATTGGATGCGGACGACCGAGATGCGGTCGGTCGCCCCTGCGATCTGCCGGTTGAGGTCCGCAAGCGCGGCGGCCATCTCGCCGTCGCTCGCGTAGGTGACCCGCTTGCCGTCGTACTCGACGGTGCGGACGCCCCGGTAGCGCGCGGCCATCAGGGCGTCCCGCCAGGCGGTGAGCTGGGCGAGGTCGGCCATGCTCATGCGCCCGCATTCATGAACCAGCCGCGGTGGTCGATGAAGCCTGCCCCGAAATCGAGGATCACCCGGATCTCGACGCCGTCCACGTCCCAGCCCGAGCGGCTCTCGACCTGCGGGCCTTCCGCGCCCGAGAGATAGGCGAACTCCAGCCCGTCGATCTCGCCGGGGTCGGCGGTGACGTACCAGCGCGTGGCCGAGGACAGGCGCGGCTCGACCACCAGCGAGAGCGTGCCCGAGAACGGGTTCACGTCGGCGGCCGTCGCGGGCGCGATGCTGGCCAGCCACTTCTCGGCCGTGGTCTCCAGCGCGGGCGGGACGAGCAGGTTGCGGGGCGTGACGCGGATCGTGCGGTCCTCGATGCCCTTCTGCGTGCGCAGCGCCAGACGGGCGGCCGAGAGCGTCGCGTCCGAGATCGCCGCGCCAGTGCCCGCCTTGTTGCCGTGGTCGGCATGGAACAGGGTCTTGCCGTCCGACATGGTCGGTCCGTTCCCGCTGCCCGCTTCGAGGAGGGTGACGAGGATACGCGCCTCGGTCTCTGCCGCGGACTGTCCCATGCGGCGGGCCAGGTCGGAGAAGGCGCCGAGGTCGTCGTTGACCAGCACCTGCCGGGTGATGCCGATCTTCCGCGCCCAGGTCTCAACCTTGTAGGCCTCGCGGGCCTCCGCCATCGTCCCGGCCTTGATCTCGCCGTCCTCGTGCAGCTTCTCCAGCAGCGGCGCCTCGCCCAGCATGATCTTGTTCACGGCCCGGAAGTCCCGCGCCGTGGTCTGGCGGCCGAGGCGGCGGATGCCCGAGGGCGCGGCCTGGTAGGCATCGCGGAGCACGCGGCCCACGGTGTCCCCGAGGATGATCGGGAAGTCCGAGGTGGTGTGCAGCGCGCGGGTTACGAGGCTCGCGGGCGAGAGCGCCATGGTCGACTCGCCGCGCAGCGACAGCAGTTCCTTCGCCATGTCGACCGGGGTCGAATAGGCATAGCGGCGGGCGGGTTCGCTCAGCTCGTGGCGCGGATTGATGCGGGCGTAGAGCGCCTCGCCCATCTGGCGCGCACGCAGGGCGGGATCGTCCTGGCTCTCGCCCATCTCGACGCGGACCTGCTCGGTGCGGATCGACGGCGCGCTGCGGCTTGCCAGCGCCTCGAAGGCGGCGCGACGGGCGGTGTCGGGATCCGCGCCTCCGTCGATCTGGCCGTCGATCCAGGACTGGTCGAGCCCTGCGATGCGGGCGATGGAGCGGATCTCGGCATTGGCCTCGGTACGATTGATTGCACCGTTTCTGTCAGGAACGGTGCTCTGGCGGCTTTGCACATCGTTGTCAGCTGCAACGATGTCGCTGCGGCCCTGAGCAGTGGTATCGGACGCACCAGTGCTTGTCGTTTCGGTCATCTCTGTCTCCATTCGA